CCAGGTATTAGAGCCTTCTAAGGTTCGTACTGCTACCGTAAGCTGCTTCTCTCATGCGATGGCACTTCATCCATATGGACATGGCCTTTTAAAGGCCCTTTCTGCAATGCCCGCTTTCAAAGCGGGGATTCGGAAAAGTCGAGATGGATGGTTTGTGTACAAAGACATAGATTATCACCGAACTTTTGATTCTCGGGCTAAGCCCGAGGCCCTAAGTTCAGACTTGGAAACAGCGACAGATTATATGAATTGGCACTTAGTGTCAGATATTCTGTCCGTTTGGAATGATATATTAAAAATTCCAAAATGGTATGGTGACTTAGTCATCAAACTATTGACCTCCCCAAGGACTATCCTCTCAGAGGGTAAAGTCATTGGACAAACTCAAAGAGCTTGTTTAATGGGAGATCCTGTAACCAAGGGTGTATTAACATCCGTATCTTTTATCGCACTTGATATTGTGAAATACCTTCGGGTGAAGGGAGACGACTTAGTCGGCTTAGACGCTTTAAAAGCGAACCTTCTTAAAGTAATTGAAATGATTCAATTAGTTGATATGAAAATTAGTATCTTAGATACATTCATATCGAAGGATTTCTTCAAATATTGTGAAGAGCTTGTTCGAATACCGAAAGCTGTGATGAACACATGGTCTTTTATACGCAACACGAAGTGTTGGTCACGTATAACTTATGTAGACTATGTGAAACTCCGGGCCGTCTTAGACGTACGCCCAGAAATCAATTCTTTCGAAATTGAAGCACAAGGCAAGATAGATCTTTTAGGTAAAGATTGGAGTTACTTGGGCCCTGAGGGCCCTCATAATCTCTTTTCTTTGGCCTCCTTTTGCCAAGATGTATATCTACGTCTAAATGAAACGAAACACATAGTTTATATGCCTAAGGCATTATGTGGTTCGGGCAAAAGATATCCGTTTAAAATCGGAAATTGTCTTCAGTTTGAAGCGTCCCGAAATTGTTCCACTAAGTGGAACTCCCTCATCTTATACCTCTTAGAGGTTTCTAGGAGTGAGGTTCCGTGTAAGAGATTACATGGTTTCGTTCGGCGTTCTCAATTACACTCCGCGGCTGAGCCGTGGTTGTTAACTGAAACATTAGACCGATTATTACCGTTTCAGGATAGGAAAATAATTCTTTCTGATGAACAAAAACGTATTTCTAGTATTCTTAGAAGACTAAACGAATATGTTGCAACAGAAGATGAATTATTGGGGAAATTACTTTCAATTGAATATGAAAGATTTCTTCTGGGTATGGTTCCAGAACTAACGATTAAATCGTTAGATATGGACACCATAGAAATTCCGGTGAATACTTCTGACCTAAATTACGACGACCTCTTAGAGGTTGAAGGAATTTGGAGAAGATATTCATATACTTTCAGTAATTTTGAGACTGTGTATTACTCGCGCGATTTAATCGACGAACTTTCACACACAAGTCCACTCAAAGTCTCTTTAAGAGGCTTCATTATTGAAAGTGAACTTCCGGATCTTGAACTACCCGCAGAAGATGTTGTGCTTAAAGCACAACTCTGGGAGTGGTTCAAGAACCCAGTTGGTCCCCCACCTACAGGACTCATCTCTGACGATGAAGTTCTTATTTATACTGCGTTACGCAGTACTAAGAAATTCATAGTTGTCGTCTCAGACGATTTAAAACTTGTCAGTAAAATTGCCTCCATTAACTGGAGGAGACGAGTATATAATATACCTGTAGTACAATGGATTACAGAAGGACTTAGTCCTGAATCCTGGCCTATCCGTGATGCCGAATTTCTACTAGATCTAGCTCAAATAGAGCGCCTCTTAGAGGCGGTCCCCCTTCTCTCTTATGGAGAGAGTGGGTGGTTTCCTAAAACTTTAAGTTTTACAGAAACTATGAACGTAGACAGTTATGAAATCTTCCCTGTCTCAAAACAGGGTTGGCCCGGTAATTATTACGTGAGACCAACATTCATTAAGAATGTTACCTATTGACCTATGGGTCATGGGACAAAGAGTCTCGCGCCGATTAAATCGGGGCAAGATTACTCTTTGGATGGCAGTTAACCCTAAGAGGATTCTAAGAACCCTCGGGCGCTCTAAGAGCCCAGGGATCGTCTTAGACGATATGGTAAC